GGAAATCAAGAAGTTAGATTAATCATGGCAAATATGATGTTTAATTTAGGCTACCCACGATTTTGTAAATTTAAAAAAATGATAAAGGCTGTCAAAGATGAAGATTGGTTAGAAGCAGCAGAACAGATGCAGGATTCAAGATGGTACAAACAAGTGACAAACAGAGCCGACAGACTAATTTTACGGATGAGAGCAGTAGGCTTGAATTAGAAAAACAAAGACGTAGGGATGCTCATAAGAAAGCATTGCATAAATACTTTAAACCTACGACAATGAAGTTTAAAAAAACATAGAAGGAGAAAAATAATGGCTGCAAAAAATATTACAACAGCAATGTTTAAGGCAATTAATAATTTAACAAAACCTATGCAGATAAGAGTGTTAAAAAAATTAGGTATATACGTTCCTAAAGATGCTCCCGGAAGAACTGCTAAAGAAGCAGGTATAAATGTTGGTAAGATAAGAGTTGCAGCTAAAGAAGCAGCAGACCAATGGAAGGGTGGAGTAAAAGGAGTAGGAGCATCTGCTGCTGTTGTAGCGACTTATTCTGCTAGTGATTTTATACATGATTTACTTGGAATAGGTAAAGCCGATGCACCTGAACTACCTAAACAAAAAACATCTTCTAATGCTAGTCTTAAATCAGAAACAACTACAGGTTTAAAAAAACCTAATGTAAAATTACCAGTATCGAAACCTAAAATGTATAAAACAGTTGGTGGTGTTAAGCTAACGGAACAACAATATTTAAAGTATTTAGATGAGGGTAAAGATTATTTAGATAAAATTAAAAAGACTGTAAAAAAAGTAGCAGGTAGTAAAGGTATGTATGTAAAAGGCAAAAAAAGAACAGGTCATACAGATTATAGAAAAGGTGGGATGGTTTTAAGTCGTGGCTAGAAAATTAACTGAAAGACAACAAAAATTTATAGATGCTTTATTTGCTGAAGCAAATGGGAATCTTAAAGATGCTAAGATTATTGCAGGATATTCACCTAATACAAATAACCATGAGATAATAAAGTCAATGAAAGAGGAGATATTAGAAGCTACACAAACCTATATGGCAAGTAATGCACCTCTTGCTGCAATGGCTATGGTTGGTGGCTTGTACGACCCTACAGAGTTAGGTATTCGTGATAAAATGGCTGCGGCTAAAGATTTATTAGATAGAGCAGGTCTTGTAAAAACAGAAAAAATGCAGGTAGAATCAAGTGGTGGTGTTATGTTATTGCCACCTAAAAATGAAAGTAGTGATGAGTAGAAGTTTAGGTAAATGGAAGTTACCTCAACCTACAGACATGAAAGACGATTCTGAATGGTTACAGATACCTAGAATGGCAAGGACTATACCGTTTGGTTATAAGCAGAATGAAGATGACCGAGAAATACTTGACCCTATTGAGTTAGAATTAGAAGCATTAGAATTAGCAAGAAAACATATAAAACAGTATTCATACAGAGAGGTAGCAAATTGGCTGACAACAAAAACAGGAAGAACTATATCTCATGTAGGTTTAAGAAAAAGATTGGCTAATGAGCAGCAGCGTAAGAACAAAGTTAAAACTCTCAAAATCTGGGCTGACTACGTTACGAAGACAATCGAGAAAGCGAAAGCCATCGAAACTCAAAGAACAGGTGCTAGAACCTAAAAAGGTAAAAGTACAAAGTTTTGATGATGTAGAAAAGCTACCAGAAGAAGAGCATAATGTAGCTTTTAAACCGAATAAAGGTCCTCAAACAGAATTTCTAGCTGCAGGAGAAAGAGAAGTTTTGTATGGGGGTTCAGCAGGTGGTGGAAAATCATTTGCTATGTTAGCAGACCCACTACGTTATATGGGTCATCCACAATTTAGTGGGTTACTTCTACGTCATACCACAGAAGAGTTAAGGGAACTAATATTTAAATCCCAAGAACTATACCCTCAAATATGGAAAGGGATTAAGTGGTACGAAAGAAAGATGCAATGGGTAGCACCATCAGGTGCAAGACTATGGATGTCTTATCTTGATAGAGATGAAGATGTTATGCGTTATCAAGGTTTAGCCTTTAGTTGGATAGGCTTTGATGAATTAACACAATGGGCATCCCCTTTTGCTTGGAACTATATGCGTTCACGTTTACGTTCTACAGCACCTGATTTACCAATTTATATGAGGGCTACAACCAATCCGGGTGGAATTGGTCATATGTGGGTTAAAAAAATGTTTATTGACCCTGCTCCATATGGAAAGTCATTTAATGCAACAGATATTGAAACAGGGGAAGACCTTAAATACCCAGCAGGACACCAAAAAGCTGGAAAATCCTTATTTAAACGGAGATTTATTCCTGCAAGATTATCTGATAATCCATACCTCGCAGAGTCAGGAGATTACGAAGCCATGCTTCTCTCCTTACCTGAACAACAAAGGAGACAGTTACTTGAAGGTGATTGGGATATTAAAGAAGGTGCTGCGTTTACCGAATTTAACAGGGATATACATGTGGTTGACCCATTTTCTATTCCTAGTAACTGGGTTAAGTTTAGGGCTTGCGATTATGGTTACGGAAGCTATTCAGGTGTTCTTTGGTTTGCTGTCTCGCCATCTGAACAACTTATCGTCTACCGTGAACTCTATGTATCGAAAGTTCTGGCAACAGACTTAGCCGATATGGTTCTTGAGTTAGAGTCAGAAGATGGAAATATCAAATACGGAGTTTTGGATTCTTCTTTGTGGCATAAACGTGGTGATACTGGTCCATCTTTGGCTGAACAAATGATTATGAGAGGGTGTCGTTGGAGACCTTCAGATAGAAGTAGAGGTTCTCGTGTATCAGGTAAAAATGAAATACATAGAAGATTACAAGTTGACGAATTTACAGAAGAACCTAGATTGATATTTTTTAATACTTGTACTAATATGGTAGCCCAACTACCATCTATACCTTTAGATAAGAAAAATCCTGAAGATGTAGATACTAAAGCAGAAGACCATTTGTACGATGCATTAAGATATGGTGTAATGACAAGACCTAGATTTAGTATTTTTGATTACGACCCTCATGGCAGACCATCAACAAGTATGGCAGTTGCAGATGCAAAATTTGGATATTAAAGGATAAACTATGGCAGAAAATGATGAATTAAGTATAGAAGATGATGCAATCTCTTTAGAGGATGTAGATGATTCTGTTGTACAGGATACGGATGTAGGTAATCTTGTTAATTTTGTACAAGGTCAATATAAAAAAGCTGAAGACTATAGAGAGCAAGATGAGGATAGGTGGTCAAGAGCCTATAGAAATTATCGTGGTCTGTATGGTCCTGATGTACAGTTTACAGAAGCTGAAAAATCAAGGGTGTTTATAAAAATAACAAAAACTAAAACTCTTGCAGCATATGGTCAAGTAGTTGATGTTTTATTTGGGGGTAATAAATTTCCAATAAGTATCGAGCCTACTGAATTACCTGATGGAGTAGTAAAAGATGTTAGTTTTGACCCTAAAGAACCTCAAGAACTTAGAGGAGATACGACTTTATCTTCTCCGTATGGTTTTGCTGGGGATGGTAAGGAATTACCTGCTGGTGCAACTGCACAAAGTTTACAAGAAAGTCTTGGTCCTCTTCAAGAAAAACTTCAAGATGTAGATAATCTAAAAGAAGGTGTAGGTAAAACACCTACGTCTATTACATTTAGCCCAGCTATGATTGCTGCTAAATCTATGGAAAAGAAAATTACTGACCAATTAGAAGAGTCTAATGCTTCTAAACATTTACGAAGTACAGCCTTTGAAATGGTTTTATTTGGTACAGGTGTTTTAAAAGGACCTTTTGCCATAGATAAAGAATATCCAAATTGGGATGAAAATGGTGACTATAATCCTGTATTTAAAACTGTACCCCAAATTAATAATGTGTCAATATGGAATTTTTATCCTGACCCTGATTCACGCAGTATGGAAGAAGCTACTTATGTTGTTGAAAGACATAAGATGTCTCGTTCTGAATTACGAGGTTTAAAAAGAAGACCTTACTTTAGGGATAATGTTATTGAAGAAGCCATACAGGAAGGTGAAAACTACACCAAGAAACACTGGGAAGATGATTTAGCTGATTATTCTCCTGAATATTCAATAGAAAGATTTGAAGTATTAGAATATTGGGGAATATGTGACGTACAGATGCTCATAGATGATGGGGTAGACATACCAAAAGAAATGAAAGAATTTGAAGAAATTCAATGTAACATATGGATATGTAATGGTAAATTATTAAGAGTTGTTATTAATCCATTTAAACCTGCTTCTATACCTTATATGGCTGCACCTTATGAATTAAACCCATACTCATTTTTTGGTGTTGGTTTAGCCGAGAACATGGATGATACTCAAACTTTAATGAATGGTTTTATGAGAATGGCAGTTGATAATGCTGTATTATCAGGAAACTTATTAATAGAAGTTGATGAAACAAACCTAGTTCCGGGTCAAGATTTGTCGGTATATCCCGGAAAAATATTTAGAAGACAGGGTGGTGCTCCGGGTCAAGCTATCTTTGGTACGAAGTTTCCTAATGTATCCAATGAAAACATGCAGTTGTTTGATAAAGCTAGACAACTAACAGATGAAGCAACAGGGCTACCATCGTTCTCACATGGACAAACAGGTGTTACAGGAGTAGGCAGAACTGCTTCAGGTATTTCTATGCTTATGAACGCTGCGGCAGGAAGTATAAAAACAGTTATAAAAAATGTAGATGATTATCTATTGAACCCTTTAGGTAAGGGTATGTTCCGATTTAATATGCAGTTTGACTTTGACCCAGATATAAAAGGGGATTTAGAAGTTAAAGCTAGAGGAACAGAAAGTCTTATGGCTAATGAAGTGAGAAGTCAGAGATTAATGCAGTTTATGCAAGTAGCTGCAAGTCCTGCACTCGCACCATTTGCTAAATTTCAGTATATTATTCGTGAGATTGCTAAAGCATTAGATTTAGACCCTGATAAAGTCACAAATAATATGGATGAAGCTGCTCTACAAGCAGAAATAATGAAAGGTTTCCAACAACCCCAACAAGAAGCCATGCAACAACAACAGCAACCTGTAGCAGGTGCTAATCCTATGGATACAGCAGGTACAGGTGGTGGAACAATAGGAACAGGTCAAGCACCAGTTCCAAATGAACAGGGATTTACAGGAGTACCTCAACAAGGTGGACAAACAAATACTCAGCCAACTGAAGCCGTTGGTCAACAACCACAAATTAATCCAAGCGTTCAGTAACTACTTGGATGAGTTAATAGCCTTACAGCATAGGGCTATGGAACAAACGGAAAATGCTGTATTAATGCATAGGTCGCAAGGAGCGATTGCTATACTGCGTAAGTTAAAAATGTTAAGGGATGAAGTATTAGGAGAAGATAAGTAATGAGTGAATTACCCCCTTTAGAAAGTTCTGCTAAAACAGCTATAGGAGCAGGTTCTTCAGGAAAAGGAGGAACTGTAGGAAGTTATATTACAGCAGATAAATTATTTAGCCAACAAGGTGGAACTAAATTAGATTTTGGTTCAGGCAGAGGAGAAGGTGCTAAACTTATAAAAGCTGATACTTATGAACCTTATGTTAAAAGTAACCCAAAATACACAACATCTGGTCAAATACCTAGCAATAGTTATGACAAAGTTACAAGTTTAAATGTACTAAATGTTATACCCCCAGAACAAAGAAAAGAAACTGTAAAAGAAATAGCAAGAGTTTTAAAACCTAATGGAGAAGCAATTATTTCAACTAGAGGAAAAGATGTTGAAGCAGCTAAAAATAAAATAAAAGTAAAAGATGGTTATGTTATAGGTAAAGGAGATCAAGCTAGATTTCAAAAAGGATTTAGTGTAGAAGAACTTAAAAAGTATGTACAGAAAACACTAGGTAAAGATTTTACAGTACAACCTGTTAAACTAGGTAAAGCCGCTGTTAAAATAACCAAAGGGGGTGCTGGAATGAATCCTCTAAAAGATAAACAGTTTGGTTTTCCTAAACCTGAGTTATTTGATGTAGCAGACCCAACAATGAAAACAAACTTTAATAAAGGTGGAGTACCAACAATGGCAAATAAAAATTTAGAATCCCAACAATTAGAACTATTTGGTGGACTGAAAGACCAAGGGGGTATGAAAGACCCTGCAACAGGTAATGAAGTACCTGTAGGTTCTACCAAAAAAGAAGTAAGAGATGATATACCTGCACAGCTAAGTGAAGGAGAATTTGTCTTACCCTCTGATGTAGTTAGGTATCACGGATCTT